GTCATTTTTAATTTGTGCAAAATATCTTTGGAAGAGTCACCTATTACCGAAAGAGAATTAATTCAGGCGATGCAAATTATTAATGATGAAAAGTTAGTGGTCTAGAAAGATGTAATTTTAATGGTCTTTGACCATTAAAATTTATTCAAAATTGACAATTTCAACATCTCCTACGCTTGGATTGATAAATGTTCCATAGCTTGGGATGAGTGTATTTGGTGGGATCATCTCTCCCTCAAAGGCTCTGTCGAACTTGCCTTCACTCTTCATCTGTAGAAGTTTCAATTGGTCAGCAGTGTCTTTGTCGTAGTTGTCGATAATACCTCTTCTCAAATCAATATTTGGCTGTACAGAAACAGAGAACCAACCCAAATTCTGTGGGAAGATGGGAAGATCTCCTCTGATGAAATCTGCGCCTTCCAACAACCTTGAGCGTCTGTTTGCATAGATTAACCTATCGTACACAACAGGTTGAATCATTTCACCGTTATCATCCATAATTCCTTGTTGAAGTGGCGAAGCAGGATTAAATGCCATTGCGTCCTTATCTAAATTGTTGTAAAGTGGTCCAATACCGGGATCAATAGAGCCATTCATTGTTGGTACTGAAACTACAGCTCCGTCCAACATGCCAAATCTGGGAGGTACCATGGATTGGAAGGTTCCGGGCACTGACATAAAATCACCATTGCCCTGTCCACCGTAAGGTGCAGAAGCATCGTATACTTTATCAACTTTATACGTTAGGGAGGGCATGAAGGGTTCTAGGATCGATGATGCGGGAACGTATTGTCCCGATTTTTTCTTTTTATTCAAAAAATACCATGCCGCGACAGCTGCAAGTAATAACAGTCCGAAGGCAATAACTTTATTTTGGTTACTCATTATCTTTATTCTCTAGCAAATTATTTACCTCTTGAGTAACTTCTTCTTTTCTTATAATGCCCATGTCAAATGAAAAGACCAAAGACCAAATTGAAGTACATAACACAAGGTATAAAAAATCACCAGAAAAATTACTACCTGCGCGCACATTGCATCAGCTATTATAACTATATGAAATGCGCGACTAAAAATGAAATGTGGAAAATTGATGTGTCCGAACACAGTAAACCAATGGATAATAAGACAGGAATGGAAACTAAAAATTGGTCAATTTACATGGTAAGAAATAACAAAAATGATCTTTACACTGGCATATCTATAGATGTAGCGCTTCGTTTTGAAAAACATAAGTCGGGTAAAGGCGCTAAATTTTTAAAAACAAAACATCCTTTGTCACTAGTATATCAGTGTCAGGTGGAGAGTCAATCAGAAGCATTATCATTTGAATACAAAATAAAAAAATTAAAAAAGATACAAAAAGAACAACTAGTCAAAGACCAACCGCCTAACGTAGTTGAATATATTAAAACCCTTTAAATCCAAAAAATAAACAGTTTTTAATGGGTCGGACGACGAAATAAAGAGTGGCTTCTGGTCATTAAATGTTTTCAATTGTAGCGCCAACTTAAAGAACGTAGAATTTTAATGGAACGTTCCATTAAAATTTATTTTTTATTTCCCTTAAAAGAACCACTTGTAAATGCCATGCCTATAATTCCTACAACAAGCAGTCCAATGGCAAGATAAAGAAGCCAAGTTTTCTTTGTTTCGACAGCAAATCCTACGGACTTAGATTGTTCCACGTTTGAATTTATGATGGGGCCAATGCCTCTCACAGCCTTACCAGATACCCATGAAAACCCTGTACCTCCTTGCATCGCCACATAAGTATACACTTTCAACAAAGATGGATCATGATAATCTATCCATAAATCACCCTCTTGCTGTGAAGAAATTGTAGGTGGGCCACCATCTCCCCAGTTAACTGTACGTCCTGCGAGTTTTCCAAAATCCCCAAGTTTGTTCCATCCTTCCCCTCCCTCGTCTTGTAGATTTGCGTACGTTCCTCCTGAGGCATATAAATATCTGGCCCTCGCCGGTAGCCTCCCGTACACTCCTCCGTAATATTTTAGAATATTGGGATCTGACTTTACCCAGAAGGATCCGTCAATTGTGTTTAACCAAGCGTTTGCTATATCTGCATTTGTGGGATTTCTAGCACCCTGTTTGAAAACCATTTCTTTGATTATATTTTTAGAATCTTTGTGTCCCCCTTTTTCATAGTAACTCTTGCAAGAGTCGCTAATTTTAGTTTTATAATATACTGCCTGACCGTTGTTCCATTCGTAGGCAGCACAAGATGAGTCATTTTGGCATTTTTCAGATGCAGCTTTTGCGCTACCAATGTCTTCTTGCTCCCCAGCGCTCTTAGCGATAGAGCAATCGTTACTTTCGCTTATTGTCTTCTCAACGAAAGAATAACTTGATACGTCATGGATCGTCCATTGGAAGTACATAACAAAACTTACAATGGACCCAATGAGCACCGCTGGAAATATAATTTTTGAACCTGCATATACACCCCCAACACCTGTTAAAGCCATAGCTACAATTATCAATGCGATCATAGCCAACGACAGTCCTTTGGCTTCTGACGTGGAAGCTTGTTGTATGGTGCTTGATATATCTTGTAAATTTTTGTTATTACTTACAGCTCTTTCAACACACGACTGTATCGAAGTGGCGAGTTGCGAAAATTCATTATTTACAATAGATACATTACCCTTGGTACCTTCAACTGTTACGTTGATATTTTGTGACGTATTTAACATGCAACTCTGAGTTGTAACGTTTTTAATTTCAATACATGTCTTTATGAGCGAGTCTACGGTGTTATTTGCGTCTGCCAGTTGCGCGAGATTTAGGCCAGAAATTATGGCTTTAGCCATTTGGGCAATTTGTTGATCTAGTTTGATGTTGTTATCGGAACTGTTTAGAGCTTGTGACAATGCAGACATATTGATTTGTAAAACTTGCCTTATTGTGTTTCCGCTGATGATAACATCTCCTTTTGTATCTTTTATGTTGATGATGATACTTTCGTTATTGGTGGCATGTGCAGTTTGGACAATTTCGTTTGAGGTCCTTACTACCGCGTTGGTCACTAAATTTGTAACATTACTTGAAATAGAAGCTCCCATAATTATTCTTGTATTTATTCTTTTATGCATTTATTTTTGACGCTACACTACCGAATTTAGGGATGATAAGGAATAAGGGAGGAAAAGATGGGAGGAATTTGAACCACCTTTTTCGTTTAAAAACAATTTTTAATATACTCTGTGACTATGGAAATGGAAATCGAGAAATCATTTAACGATACATCGATGTATCAGGATCTTGTTGCAATCGCCAACTATTTAGATACGTTTGGTTTGGGCAAATCCTGTATACTTGAAAAGTACAAAATGGCGTGTCCGTTTTGGAAATTTGACGAAAAAACATTTTGGCAGTTTGAAGGGGTCTTGAACGACGAAGCAGACAGAATAAGACTTCTAAACGGTGGTGTCAAAACACGACGAGCCGTAAACCTCGACTACGCCATCTATACGTTTGACAGCATCATAGAATTGTTACTTGAAGCTACAACAGACACCAAGGCCAAGTCGATAGATTCAAGATGTGTGGTGTGCTATGAAAATGAAATATGCGTCACTGTTGGACCGTGTGGGCACTTCATAATATGTCATTATTGTTCCAATAGACTGACATCATGCCCAGTGTGTAGAGCACCAAGGAATTAAGGAGGGTGAAGAAAGAGGGGGTGGAGAAAGAGGATGGGAACTCGAAAGGGTTTGGAAGGACCGGGAGGAGGTCCTTCCAAATCTATTTTAATGATTTTGAATCATTAAAATTCAAGGTAAAAATACAACTAAAGAATCGTCAATAGTACTTCTACACATAGGGCATAAGTTATTTTTAGATTTTATTTGTGTAAAACAATCGCTACAAGTAGAACAGTGAGAACACGGTAAACATAACGTGGTTATTTTCTTTTGTAAACAAATTATACACATATTTCTATTTTCTGTCTTTGTCTCGATACTTTGATCCAAAAACAACTCTTCTTGTTTATACGACTCTGTAAGTTCCGTTAACGTTGACAGTTTACTCATCAACGTTATGCACTTATTTATGTCAGTTTCTCTCTTTGAGTTCTGTTCGACTAATGAAACGAGTTTTTGCAAAAATGATGACTTGTCCACATAAATGGGTTTCCCCTGAAACTCCCTAATTTTGGTTTCAAGATCCCCTAGTGTGTTGACATAGCCATAAATTTCCTGTTTTGCGGTATCTATCTGTGTAAGTACGGCAGACAAGTCGTCTTCAGTTTCGTCATTTTTATAACAAGATTCGTATGTGTTGTTTTTCCAATTACAGTAAGGCATTTTATTATTAAAAAAAATA